CACGAACGTTGCGGTCTGTATCCGGATCACGGGAGCCTGCACGACCGCCCCCCACCGTGTCGGTTCGTGGGTCGGTGTTGGTTCGACCGGTACAGGTTTGACGATTCCTGAGGTGACCACGGCGGTTAATGACTGTCTCGGGGTTTGGGTCGGCGCTACTGACGGTTCTGATGTTTCACCGTTTTCGGTCACGTCGGGAACTGGATGGTCCCGTACCGGCGGTCTTGAGAACCCGACGAACGATAGCAACGGGATCGGTCTGGACTTCGGTGAGAAGGACCACTCAACGGCCGGTGTGTCGGCCGATATTGTTCTCGATATGTCGGGGTCTGGTACGGATGGCCGTATCGGTATTCAGTTGATGTTTGCTCCGGACACGGAGTTTACTGATCCTGTTCATGGTGATCCGACCGAAGTTATCTCGTTTTTGGATGAGACGCCGGGGGCTTCATCGCAGGCAACTGGCTCGGGTACATATGTGGCTGGTGAAGCCTATGTTGCGGTTGTTACCAGTTATTTGTCGTCGGGGTCTGTTGCGACTACGTTGACAGGTTGGTCGAATACGTGGACTGATGTGTCGGATACGCTCGGTATGACTCAGAGCTTGTGGAGTACGGCGACTGATCGTCGTGTGCAGGTGTTTGAGATTCAGGGCCAGTGTGTTGGTTCGGGTTCGGGTGCGTTGACGGTTGCGTATACGACGCAACCTAGTCATGTGAGTGTTCAGGTGATTCGTATTCCGAACGGTGCCGACATCGTTGCGATGTCGGATGGTACTGGTACTCTTGGCACTACTACGGACCTTCCGTATGGGCCTACGTTTCATGCGGGTATCATCGGGATGGCTGATCCTGGTTCCAGGCTGATCGGTGTTCACGCTGGTAATGCTAACCGGGCCTCGACTATCGCTGTGGCTGACCCGGCATCGCAGCACACCGTGGCGAGCGTCGGGAAAGCCGGTTGCGGGTCATCGTCGGGAACAATCCTGGGGTGGTCTACTTCGCCGACCGGGTATGCTGTTGTTTCGTGGACTGACGTGTCGGGTGCTTTTGAGCCGACGTTGGCGATCACGAACAATACTGGTGGGTCGGCGTCAGCATATAACCTGGCGATTGAGGTTGGCGTTCTACCGTCGTCAGCAGAGGTTACTGGTACGATCAACTCTGCTTGGGGTGGCTGGTCTGCCACCTCTAGCGGGCTGCATGAAGTACCCGCTACCGTTAATACGGCTTGGGGCGGTTGGACTGCGACAGCGGTCGGCGATCACGAGATTCCTGCTACCGTCAACACGGTGTGGGGTGGATTGACGGCTACAGCTAGCGGTCTAGTTGATCATCCGGCTACGGTCAACTCTGGTTGGTCTGGTTGGACAGCTACAGCTAGCGGTCTAGTTGATCATCTGGCTACGGTCAACTCTGGTTGGTCTGGTTGGACAGCTACCTCAACCGGGTTGCATGAGGTCCCAGCGACTATCAGCAGCAGTTGGGGTGGGTGGTCTGCGAGTTCAACTGGGCTGGTTGATCATCTGGCTACAATCAGTACGGTTTGGGGGGGTTGGGTAGCTGCTGCTAGCGGTACAGTTAGCATTGTTGCCACGATCAGCACCGACTGGTCTGGTTGGACAGCTACCGGTACGGCAAGTGTTGATCACCCAGCCACCATTCTAACAGAATGGGGTGGCTGGGTTGGGACCGCTGTTGGGTCGGTTTCGCTGCCCGGTGTTATTCTCACCGACTGGGGAAGCTGGGTTGGCGTAGCGTTTGCCAGGCAGCTAAAGACTCAGCCGGGCGGGGTTCGTTTGTTGATTGTGGGTCCCCCACCTGTCAGGCGTGCCCTGTTTAGTGTTAAGACACAGTTGGATGATATGCGTTCACGCATTGAAGCTTTGGAGCCGTGATGGAAGGTTATGTGCCTACCGAGAGGGAACTGATGGCTTTGACGGTTGGTTGGTCGAACGTCGATGTCAGGGACATTCGACGGGCGTTCTTGTCGTTTCAAACAGAATATGAAGATTTGCTAGCTCGGCTAGTAGCTTTGGAGCCGTAAATGGATTTGCAAGAAATGATTACCTTTGTTCGGCTTCACGCTGACACTGACGAACAGGACGCTCCTGACGCCAGTTTGACTGTGTATGCTCGGGCAGCCTATAACGATATTCGGAGGCGGGTACCGGAGTGGCGGGAACGTCACGGTTCCGATACTTTGACGGTGGTGGCTGGTACCGACCAGTACGCTTTGAACGGTGCCTCGTTTGCGTCGAAGAATATCGAGTATGTGACTGGTGTTTCTGGTCCGACCAGCACGTTGGTATATATCCCATTCGAGCAGTATGTGTTGTCGTTGGATGGCAACACAACAGATTATTCGACTCAGGAAGCTGATTCGTTTAGTTTGAAGAACGGTGTAATCTATTTGTTCCCCGCCCCCACAACTACAGCGGTGACATATACGGTGTATGGTTATACGACGTTTACGGATTGGCCTACGGCTGGTGGGGACCCGGATTTGCCTCGTGAGTTTGACGAGGCGATCTGCTGGTACATGTTGGCTAAATACTATACTGCTCAAGAGGATTTGGAGTTGGCCCAACTTTTTGAGAACACGTATGAGATTTCGGTTGGACGCTATATTTTGTCTGCGATGCGAACCGGTAAGCCGACCAGGGTTTTGGGTGGTGGGCGGCGGCGTTCGTTGAGTTATGGTGCTTGGGTGCGTAGGAATACTGAGGGTTCTTGATGGCGTTGTCTCGTGAGGTAATCTATTTGGGGGATTTTCGTGGCGGGTTGAACTTGACGACCCAGCTACAAACTCTGAAACTTAACGAGTCCCCTGATGCTTTGAACGTCGATTTTGGGCAGCGTGGCGGGTTTGTGTTGCGTGGCGGGTTCCATACCCAGGTTGCGGCTGCGGTTGCTTCTGGTGCCAAGTTTTTGGGTGCCATCTATTTTGCTGCTGATGCTGTTTTGTTGTATGATACGACTGGGCTGATGCACTCGTGGGATGGTTCGACGTTGACTTCGACTGCAAAGGATTTGTCGGATGCTGCGACAAATCGGATGCGTATGGCTTCGTTTGATTCGGATGCGTATGTGGCGAACGGTCGGTTGGCTGGTGCGATCATCATGCAAAAGTGGGATGGCACCACTTTGACGACTTTGGCGAACACGTTTAACGACACCTATACTGCACCTGATGCCGGTGACATGCCGTTGGCCCGGCATGTTGCTCGGCATGCCGGGCATATGTGGGTTGCTGATACGGTGGAGTCGGCGGTGCGTTACCCCCACCGTGTCAGGTTCTCCCATTTGCAGAACCCTGAGGATTGGGCTACGGCCGACTATTTTGATATTGCACCATCGGATGATGGTGATCCGATTACGGCGCTGGTTCCTTTTAGGGAGACTTTGTTGGTTTTCAAGCGTTCCGGTGCGTACATTGTTTACGGTACCGACAAGGATTCGTTTTATTTGGAGCCGTTGTCTAATGGGTCTGGTGTTGATTCGTCGGATGGTGTTGCGTTTAATGCTGGGGTTTGCTACTGGTTTGCTACTGACGGGATGCTGATGGCGTTCAATGGGCGTCAGACTGCTCCGGTGATGGACAAGCTGCGGTGGTGGTCTGACCTGGGTAAGATCAAGCATGGTGGCGATCATCGTCTCATGTGGGCTGATGGCCGTCTGTGGATGTCGTTGGAGGCTGGTTCGGGCGAGAGCGTCAACTATTTCTTGTTTGTTTGGGACCCTGCGGTTGGGGCTTTGACCAGGTATGATCCGGTTGTGACAGAAATGTTTAACTGGGTTCGAGTCGATCAAGATGCTGATCCGCTGTTCCTGTTTGAGTCCGATACGAACCTGTACAGGTTTGACCGATCGTATTCTACTGATCGGATTGTTGCTAGCGGTACTGTTGATGGTGTTGATGATGTTGCGTTGACTGGTGAGGATGCTGCCTCGATCACGTCGGCTGCTGGTGCTGATGAGACTTCGAATGTTCGGATTGACGGCTATTATCGTACTGCGTGGATTACGGCTGGTGAGACTTCTTCTCGGAAGCGGTTTAAGCGACCTCGTGTTACTGCGGCCGCTGAGGGCGATGTCAATATCACTGTTGATGTGTTCTTCGATTTTAATGAGGCCGGTGCGAAGCGTTCTTCGGATGTTTTTGTTGACGCCAAGGACGACGAGTTGTGGGGTACAATGGTGTGGGGTACTGGCCGGTG